CAATAACAGATGGCTAGAGGAGGGTCGGCACAAGAATGCCATGACGACCATCGGGCTCGATGTGGCTCGCGGCGGACGAGATGACACGGTGTTCGCACCGCGTCATGGCATCTGGTTCGACCGGCTGACGGTCGTACCAGGCCGCAAAACACCAGACGGTCCGTCCGTCGCGGTCCTGGCAGCCGGCATGCTCCGGACCGGCGCCGTCGTCGGCGTCGACAATATCGGCATCGGTGCCGATGCGGAGACTGCGCTCAAGAATGCGGGCCTCCCGTTCGAAGCAATGAATGGGGCGGAGAAGGCAACAGGACATACGAGAGACGGGGCCTTCGCTTTTGTATCGCGGCGATCAGAGATGTGGTGGCGACTGCGAGAAGCACTCGACCCCGAGTATGGGCGGCCGATAGCACTGCCGCCCGATCCGGCGTTGCAGGCAGACCTGACCGCACCGATCTACACGGTGCGACCCGGGCAACCGCCAAAGATATATGTCGAAGGCAAGCAGGACATCATGAAGCGCCTGGGGCGATCACCCGATCGGGGCGATGCCGTGGTTTACGCCTGGAACTGTGGCGAGCTAAGCGATGACCGGGCATTCCGGCCACGCCATGTCACGGCGATGCCGAGACCGGTTACTGATTACGACGCCCTCCGTTACTGAGCCAATTGACCAAACTATCTGTGCGCCGCGCGGTCCAGACGGACCTCGAGGCGATCCTCAAGGAGGCCCAGGCACTCAACGATGAGTCGGCCTGGGACCTGACGTGGGACAACGAAGCAGCTCGGAAATATCTTGCTGGCTACATCGCCGGTGAGAACAGCGACATTTTGCTGATCACTCGCGATGACGCCATTGCCGGCGGCGCGCTGGTCCTGGTTGTCCAGGAGTGCTGGGACGAACCCCTGGCCGTTATCGACAAGTTTTTCATCGTGCGCCGACATCGACGCGGCACGGCATCGGCCCGCCTGACGCAGGCGGCGATCGACTGGGCCCATGCTCGGGGTGCAGCACATCTGTTTCTCGCGGCCGCGGCCCGTTTTAGCGGCGTAGAGCAAGGCCTGCTCATCCGTCTGATGAGACGGCACGGATTCCGGGAGACCGGACCTTATCTGGCGAAACAACTGACAGGAAATTGACATGTTTGGCGGAAGGACCCCTGCAATCGAGAAGGCCGAGCCCGTGGCAACAAAAGATGACCCCGAGGTGCTCCGGAAGAAGAAGGAAGAGACCCGAATGGCGGCCAACCGCGTCGGTCTCGGTAAGACGGCCAATGTGCTTGGCCAGGACCTTGGCACTGCGAACACGCAACGCACGCGGCTGCTCGGACGGCAGGTGGCCTAGCTCATGAGGACCCAGCGCGCCCGTGACTGCATCGAGCGGCTGCAGCGGAAGAAGAACGACCGCTCCACGATGAACCATCTCTGGGAAGAGGTGGCCGAGGTTCTGGCGCCGGAGCGGCGTGGCTTTATTTCAAAGACGCAGTCCGGCCGCGACACACAGATCTATGACAATTCGCCAGTCCTGGCCAAGCGCGGCCTGGTGAACGCCATCGGCTCGATGCTGCGGCCCAAGTCCAGCGCACCGTCCAAATGGTTCGACATCGTTCCCATCGACGAGGAGCTGCTCGACGATCCGGAGGTCAAGAACTGGGTCGACCGTGCCGAGGATGTACTCTGGCGGCACATCTATAACCCCGATGCTCATTTTGCCAACGCGACTGGCGAGATCGACGACGACCTGGTCACGTTTGGAACGGCGGCAGGTTATGTGGGGCTCAATCCCGCCATGACGAGCCTGATGTTCAAATCGTTCCACCTGAAGCAGGTCTACCTCGATGTCGACGCGCTCAACCAGGTAACCGGAGTTTACATCACCGAGGATTTGTCACCGCGTCAGGCTGCCGATCTGTTTGGCGAGACACACCTCGGCGCCAAGACGCTTGAACGGCTGCGCTCGCCACACAAGGCCCAGCGCGACGAGAAGAGCGAGTATGTCTGGCGGATCACCAAGCGCCATGAGCGTAACCCGGCAATCAATAACAATCTCAACATGGAGTACAGCTCGCTCATCATTGACGTCGATAGCGAGCATGAGGTCTCCGAGAGCGGCTATGAAGAGATGCCGTTCTTCATCCCCCGTTGGGACACACGGATGAGCGGAGCGACCAGTGAATGGGGCAGGGGCCCCGGCATCCTGGCGTTGCCGTCGGTGCTCACATTGAACCAGATGGGCAAGACAATGCTGCGGGCCCTGCACCGGGCGGTCGATCCGCCCTGGCTGCTGCCATCAGACAGCATGGTCAACGCCCCGCAGCTCAAACCTGGCGGGGTTTCTTATTATGACGCCAAGGCCATCCGCAATCTGGGCCTGGCCAAACCGTTCCAGCAGATGGACTCAGCAGCACAAATCCCCTGGGGCCTGAATGCTCAGACGGCCGAACGTGAAATCATAATGGCCGTCTTCTTCAAAAATATCTTGAACCTGCCGATTGATGCTCCGGCCATGACGGCGACAGAAGTGATCGATCGTCGTGAGACCTTCGTCCGCGAAATCGGTGCAGTGTTCGGCAGGCTCGAGAGTTCCTACACCAACCCCATGGTGGAGCGGGCCTTCAATATCCTGTTTAGAAAGGGCGCGTTCGGTCCGCCGGAGAGCATCCCCGAGGTGTTGCTCGGCACCGAAATCCAGTTCCGTTTTGCCAGTCCAGTCGAGAAGGCCAAGCGCCAGATCGAGGAGACCGGCGTCAACATGGCAATGGACCGTGTGCTGCAGATAGGCCAACTGCACCCGGAAATCCTGAACCGGTTCAACCTCGATGCCTACGGCAAGTTCATGGCCAAGGCCAACGACTTCCCGATCGATCTTCTCAGAACCGATGAGGAGGTCGCTGCCGCAGCCGAGGCCCAGGCCCAGGCCGCAGCCGCCGAACAACAGATGCAGATGGCCGAGCGTATGGCGCCGATCGCGGCAGCCGTGCCGGAAGACGCTGAGATGCCTGAAGAGGCACTGGCCGGAGTACCCGCCGCCGCATGACAACCCTGAAGCCAGACCTGGAGAAATTTCATGAAGCCCTCGTCCGATCTCTCGACCTCCAGCGATACGGCCCCGCCGATGTCATCCGTGACTTCCGCGCGCTGTTCCTGCGGGAGGACGAAGCGCTCGGCCGCCGGGTCCTCTTCCTCCTCCTTACCTGGTGCGGCGAGTACGACGTCAGCGACGACGACATGCCAGTGCCGCCGATCGACCCGAACGAGCTACAGCGCTGGGCCGGAAAACGTGAAGTAGCGGCCAAGATCAAGGCCGCGCTCTATGCCGATTTATCATCAACAACCGAGGATTTGACGAATGTCTGATGTTGCCGCCGCCGGCGCCGATGAGGCTACCCCGGCACCGGAAGCTGTTCCCGCGGAAGCGCCCGCGGTATCCGAAGCACCCGAAGCGCCTAGTGCCGCACCGGCCTGGCTGGAGGGTGTCAGTGACGACAAGGTCGTCAAACTGGCCAGTCGCTATACATCGCCTGCAACCATGGCCGAGGCTCTCTATGAGGCCAACCGGGAAATCTCTCAACGTGTGAAGATGCCCGGTGAAGATGCCAGCGAGGAGGATCTTGGCCGGTTTCGTAAAGCGATGGGCGTGCCCGACAGCGTCGATGACTATAGCGTTGCCAGGCCCGAACATATTGATGAGGAGGCCTTCGCGACCGATGAATACCAGGCCCCGATCCAGGCGATCGTGTCCGATTTACATGCTGCCGGCGCCAGCCAGAAGGTCGTCGAGGCCCTGTTCGATCGCTACTTCGCGCTGGAGCGTGACGGCCTGGCCGAACAATCCCGCCGCGACGACGAGCATAAGGCCACGGCAGAGACCGAGCTTCGTAAGGAGTGGGGTGCGGGGTACGACGAGAACCTTGCCCATGCCAACGATTTCATGGGCCGTGACGGCAAGCTCCTCAACCTCGAACTGAAGGATGGCAGTCTGCTCGCCAGCTACGCGCCGTTCGTAAAACTGATGGCCGAGGCCGGCCGCATGACTAATGAAGGTCAATTGCAGCTCGGCCTGGTTGGCACCGACGCCGGTCAGGATCTGCAGCAGCAATATGACAGTCTCAGCGACCAGTTCTATTCGGCCTACAATCGCGGCGAAACAGACCAGGCCAAACGTCTCGATGCCCAGCGCCAGGCCGTTGGCGCCAAGCTGTTTGGAACCGCCAGTGTTGGATAACGACAGCAGAGACGTGACGACCGCGGCGGGGCTCGATGACGCACTCATCGGTATCGCGCAGCGCTGCGGTCAGCCGCGCCTCGCTATCTATTCTGTCCCGGCCATCATCGAGATCCTCACCGATCGCGATGGCATGACCGAGGACGAAGCCCACGAGTTTTTCAGTTTCAACATCGAGGGCGCCTGGGTCGGGGAGACGACGCCAATGTTCGTGCATCCCTGCTCGGCAGACGACCTCGTAATGCACTAATTCGGCTCAACGCCGATACCGCCGGCACCCCGCAATAGCGGCCCGGCACCCCTGAACCCCGCAAATCTGCGGCGCCGGTAACGGTCTTTAAGCGGCCCCGATAAGGGCATCCCGCGTCCGGACCACCACCCGGTCACCCCAGCCGAATTGCCAGTCCAAAAATTGACTGGAGATTCCAATGTCAACAACAGTGAATGTCGCCTTTATAGGCGACTACCAGAAAGACGTGCACCACGTCTTTCAACGCGAAGGCTCGATGCTGAAACCATCGGTCTACGTGAAAGACGGCATCGTCGGATCCACGGCTTACTTCGAGAAGCTCGGAACCGGCACAGCCACAACCAAGTCGCGCCATGGCGAAATCACGCCGATGAACGCGACGCATGTCCAGCCCTCCGTGAGTCTTGAGGACTTTTACGCAGGCGACTGGGTAGACCGCTTAGACGAGGCCAAGACCAATATCGATGTGCGTATGGCTTATGCGCGCGCCGGTGCCTACGCCCTTGGGCGTAAGGTCGACAGCCAGATCATAACCGTTCTGGATTCCACTTCGCAGTCGACCGTCACATTGGCGGTGACCAGCTCGGCGGCGATCCAGGCAGCCCTGATCACCTTCGTCGAAGCCCTGGATAGCAACGCGGTTCCCAATGATGGGCAGCGCTTTGGTGTCCTCACGCCGCGCATGTACGCGCAGGCCATGACCGTCGATAGCTTCGCTTCCAGCGATTATGTCGGCGCAAACGGGCTGCCGTTCACGGACGGCGCGCCTGGCCATCGCAAGTTCCGCGACTGGATGGGCGTAAAATGGGCAATGCACACAGACCTGCCCGGTAAGGGCACGTCGACCGCTAAGTGTTTCGCTTATCACAAGTCCGCCCTGGGCTATGCGATTGCGAAGGCACCCGGCAACGCTGCTGCCAATGAAGCCGTTTCGGCGGACATCACCTGGCATGGCGATCGTGCATCGCATTTCATCAACCACATGATGTCGGGTAACGCCGTCATGATCGACGACACTGGCGTCATCGAGGGCAACCTCAACGACACCACTGCTGTCGCAACAAGCTAGGAGGGATTAACGATGGCTTTTAATGCAGCAAATCTCACCCAGCTGGCCCACGGCAACGGTTTCAAGCTGTGGGTCTACAGCTCGGCCGATGCAATCGCCACTGTGAATTCCGCCGGTTACTTCAATGACTCGGCGAACATGTTGACAGTCCGCGATGTGATCATCGTCCTCGACACCAACACACCGACGACCAGTCTCGTCAGTGTGCTGTCGAATACGGGATCCGTGGTCGACGTTAGCGATGGCCTGGCTATCACGGAAACTGATAGCGACTAGGTCAGTCACCACCCGGGGCGGCTCTTTCGAGGGTCGCCCCTTTTCTTGAATTCAAACGAGGTTTTCATGGCTCAAGCCAGACCAGAGGACATCGAGTATGTCAGCCGGCTGAAGTTCGCGTCGGTGTTCCAGTATGTCACCGCGCACTCCACGGA